GAAGCCCTATCATTTCTGAAAATTTTATTCGTTTGCTTGACACCCGCTTTCGGGAAGTTTCCGAAAACGTGTGGTCTGAATTGCCAAGCCAGAAGGGTGAACTGTATCGTGACATTCCTTCTGAGGGTGCTTGGGAAGAATTTTGGAGTGTCGGTGGAGTTGGCGACATTCCGGCGTTTAACGGGAAATTGAATTTTCTTAGCCAGAGTCCCGGTTATTTAAGCCGTATCGAACCGAAGGAATACGCTGCTGGTTTGGCGTTTGAACGCAAGTTCCTTGACGATAAGAAGTATTCCGTCATGGACGATCAGGTGGAAAGCCTGACGTTGGCGGCACAGCGCACGAAGGCCAAGATGGAAGTTGATCCGTTCGCCAATGCGTTCTCGTCTGCGTTCACATTCCTGACTTCCGAAGAAGGCGTTTCGCTTTGTTCGGATTCACACACCACCAAAAGCGGTGTTTCCACAGCTACGGGTTTTGACAATGCCGGTACTTCGGCAATGTCCAAGACCTCTGTTGCCGCTACCCGCCTCGCCATGCTGCGGTTAAAGAATGACATCGGTGAACGCATTATCGTTGATCCTGACACCATCGTTTGCGGCGAATCTCTGGCTGACACGGCCTATGAAATTGTCGGTTCGGATAAAAACCCCGACAACGCCAACAACACTAAGAACATGGAATACAAGCGTTACAAGGTTCTGGTGCTGAAACGCCTCGATGATTACGACACCAATAACTGGTTCATGGTTGATTCCCGACAGATGAAAAAGCATTTGCTGTGGATTGACCGCATTGCCAACGAAACCAAGATGACCGTGGATTTCGACACGTTTATGACGAAGTTCAGCATCTACTTCCGCTGCGGAAACGGCTTCAAAGATTGGCGGTGGATTTATGGAAATGCAGTGTCATAACAATGACTTACGTTAATTAACCAAGGGGTGCATCTCTGATGAGGGGATGCACACCCTTTAAAGTGTAAGCCTTAGTTCGATTCTGAGGGGCAGTGCATGAGACAGGGCAGTGTCACTGGTGAAAGGATGAAACAATGAGTTATACAAATTTTCCCAACGGAGTGACAAGTTTTGGGATTCCCCTTCCGGCAGCAGGTCGGGACATAAGCGGCTCAACGTATTTTGTCGATAATAATTCTGGATCAGATTCCAATGACGGCAGTTCCTGGGAACGTGCATTTAAGACGCTGGCAAAAGCAATTACCATCAGCAATCTCGACATTGCTCGTGGTTCTGACCGATGGGCAAGACGCAACACGATTTACTACTGTGCTGATTCCGAAACAGCTTCTTTGACGGTATTCCCTGCAAAGTGCGACATCATTGGTTGCGGTTCCTGTGATGCTTACGACAAGGCCAGCATCAAAGGATTGCACACTTCCTCAACAGAACATCTTGGTTGCCGATGGTTCAACGTAAGATTCAAACCCAGTTCAGCAGGCGACCTGTTTACTTTAACGGCCTACGACAATGGAATGCAGTTTCATAATTGCCAGTTTGTCGGTTCGGAAAGCACAATCACTGCTTCTAATGCTATCGTCACGGCTGCCTGTGAATTACTCGTGATCGAAGGATGCGACTTTGACGGTGCGTTCACCAATGAAGTTATCTACATCGGAACGGGTAACGCTTCGGGTATCAAGATCGTCAACAACAACATTCGTGGTGGTGCTGATGCAGGCGTCTATATCAAGACCGATGCTACCTTCTCTGGTGTAAACGGAAAAGCTCTCATCGACAACAACAGAATTTATGTAGCTAAAATTACAATCAATGATGTTTCTCAGTTGGCGTTAGTGACTAGAAACCGTTGTATTTCTGATGCCGCTTCTGGAACTGCTGGAGTCGGTGTCTTTGTTGCTAACACTAAACTTTGTAGTGATAATCAAATCACTGCGGCTGGTATCACGTTCATGTACCCGTTGGCGTTTGATACTGACGGCACGACCTAACAATTAACTCCTACGGGGGCGGGATAAAGCCCCCATTAAAACCTAAAGAATAGGAGAAACGAAAAATGACAGAAGAAATAAAACCGATGGAGAAAGCAAATTTTCAGATTTTTGGAAGCGTGGATTTAAACGACAAGGGGCAGGTAATGTCTGCTTATCCGTCTTGGTATCACGACCATCTACGGGATGAACTTCAAAATGAAGTTGACCGGATGGAAACGGAAATCAAGTTTGACCGCATTCCCAAGTCTGAATTAGCCATTGCCAAGGAACGATTGGCTCAGAAGCAGAGCAAGCTGCTCAACCTCGATAATGCCGCACTAGAACTGCGCGGAAAGCAGAAAGACAAGGTTTACGGCGTTTACAACGAGTTGGGCGGCAAAATCAGTGAGTCGATGTTTTCTCGTTCGGACATGAGCAAGGGTTTGGCAGACGCGAGAACAGAAATGATCCGCATGACGGAACCCTGCATTGAAGTGAAGGGTGATGCGGCGCAGTTTGCTAAGGCCTGCAACGTGAGAATAATCAAGGGAAAGGTATCGAGGGATGGTGCGGCGAAGATGTGGAAGATTTCAGGCAAGGCCCTCGGTGAGCGAACCAACACGGAAAATTTACGAAGGGATTAAACAATGGACGGAAAGTCTCTGACAAACGGTCTGGCAAAAATACTGAGTGAGAACGTTACCACTTCATCCTTCTTGGATTTGAGGACTTCGTATGATTATGTTTACGAGGCTGTCTTGGAGTTTTGCAGAAGAACCCGTTGCCTCACAGCTTCACAGGCAATCACCACCGTTGCCGACCAGACCAACTATGATTTGAACACTGACTTTCTATCGTTGTATTTAAGGGACAATAGCAACCGATACGTTGTGAAATTTAATGATGGAAGCAACGACTACTTTCTCCCCTTTCGTGATTTCGAGTCCGTTTCTTATTCTAATCAAACGACTTCGGTTGCTATCCCTTCTAATTTCTCCATCATTGACAAACAGACCTTGACCGCAAGGATTACCGGAACCGTGACGAGTGCTGGTGCGGCCTCCGGTGGGGAATGCACCTGTACGGATTCCGCAGCCCCTTTTACAAATGTGAAAGTAGGGGATGATGTTCACAACACGACAGACGGAAGTGACGGGGTAGTCCTGTCAGTAACGTCCACATCTGCGCTCGTGGTGGCGTTATTTGGAGGGACGGACAACGATTGGACTTCGGGCGATGCTTACGTCATCGTGCCTCAAGGACGCAAGCAACTGGTTCTTGACCCGCCGCCTTCCACAGCCGCCTATACTGTAACAATCAATTACGTTCAGAAGCATGACCCTGTTTATTCTTCTTACCGGACATACAGGTTCGACCGGCAGTACGAACCGGCAATCATCAAGTACGCCGCATGGCTCTATAAATATCGGGACGCCGAACCTAACTTCGGTGATGCCTTCTATAAGTTTTGGGACATGCAAGTTCGCACCGCAGCCAAGACAGAACAGAAGTCCCTTAATAAACCATCCATGCGAGTGAATATGATGAAACGTTCTTATGGAAATAGGAGTTACCGCTAATGGGATTTGGTCAAATGAGAATCACATCGGGGCGATCACGCAGCGAAGTTGAACGGGACATGCACCATATTCATCGGGTTCATGCGGAACGGGCAGCGATACAAGACACACTTAAATTAAAATTTGGACATGGGGTTAAGGGAATACTGAATGACGGAAAGCAACGACAAGAAGTTAATACCCTTTAATTTTCCTCTTAACGGGCGTTTGATTACTAAACTTGACGGGACTCTCTTACCCGATGCTCACTTTCAGATACTTGAGAATGAGCGTTACAATGACGGTGGAATAGAGGGCGTGAAGGGCATGACCAAGATCAATGCCGCCGCCCTGAATAAACTAAAAGTCCAAAACGGATTCCACTTCAAAAAGACATCTCCGGTGGCAGAAGATCACGTCTTTGTTCAAGTGAGTGATGACACCACTTCGGCTATTTACAAGTCCGATGGAACGAGTGCCGGTGTTCCGTCCGTTGATACGTTCAGCCTGTTTAAAGTCCTTGATTCCACCAACACATGCTATTTTTCCGATGCCCCCGATCAGAGCATGGTTTTCTGTGACGGGTATCATAATTACATCTATTCCGGCGATGAATACAGGGCTGCATCGGTAATCAACTATGATCCGGCAGACACATTCAGTAACGACATCACGCATCAGATGAGCAACAATCTGACCAACGCCTCCAATAGATACACCTTATTGCCATCAACCAATTCAGCAGACGCATACACCAAATTACTTATCCACGCCAATGACGCTGACGGGACAGCGGGAACGAGCATCGTTGAGACTTCCAGCGGTAAGACCATCACCGCCGCTGGCAATGCAATGGTGGTTCGTGAAAACCCAGTTAAGATCGGGACGGGGTGCGGTAAATTTGACGGAACAGGAGATTACCTTACTGTTCCAGATCACGCAGATTGGAATTTCGGGGCAGACAAATGGACGATTGATGGTCAGTTTCGGCCCGGCACTGTTTCGGGTGTACAGGGGATATGCGGACAATATGCAGATGCTGCTACCCATTGGGCAATTTTTTTGACAAATGACGAAGTTGAATTTGTCCTTATGGCAGGTGGAATAACTTATGGCTCATATATCACAACGAACGCCAACTTATCCGCAAATGAATTTACTCACATTGAAGTAGTGAGGGACGGTGCTAATTTTTACATATTCATTAACGGGAGGCAAGCGGCATTACAGGTAAACACGGCGATAGGCACAGTCAATATGGGCGACTTTGCAGCTGTTCTGGAAATCGGTGCTTCACATAATCACACCTATCTATTCAACGGATACAAAGATGAATTTAGAATCTCAAAAGGTATCGCAAGGCATACATCTGACTTTGAAGTTCCCACAACTGCATATTCAACAGATTCATACACAAAACTTCTCTTACACATGGACGGGGCGAATAACTCCACTACATTCACAGATTCATCTGGCAGCACGCACACTGTTACTGCGGTAGCAGATGCCAAAATTGCAGCGCGAAATGATCCTAAGATAGGTCTAGGCTGCCTGTATTGCGATGGAACGGGTGATTACTTTACCTTGGCAGATTCGGCCGATTGGTACTTGGCTGACGGCGATTTCACGATAGACACTTGGATTAAGATCAATTCATTAAGTGCGGCTAATGGAATTTGCGGTCAGTATGCTGACGCTAATAATTATTGGCAGTTCTATTTAGCAGCGACAACGGGGAAGGCTACGTTCCTTGCCAAAGCAACGACCGACAAGGCTTCTTATGTGACGACAACATGGGGAGCGTCAATAGACACATGGTATCATATTGAGTTGAGTAGAGACGGTGCGGCGATGTATTTCTTCGTCAACGGTGTTTCTCAAACCCTTACCGAAACAACCGCCATCTCCACAAATGAAGTTCCCGACCTTGCCGCTGTTCTGGAAATTGGAGCGTGTGCCAATCACGGTACGGTGTTGAACGGGTATCTGGATGAGGTCAGGTTATCCAAGGGAGTTATCAGGCATACCGGAGATTTCACACCCAACAGTTCTGAATACGGCTCAAGCTGCTATACTGTGTATATCGGTTCCACCCGTCCTCTGAGTGGAATCAAGTTTTATATTTACACCGCTAATGACACCGCGTCCATTTGCTCTGTTTTGTATTGGGATGGGACTATCTGGAACAACGTAACGGGTTTGGTGGATGGAACATTAGACGCGGCGACGGGAACAAAGACACTGGCAAAAGACGGACTTATCTCTTTTGACTCGACCGCTGATATTGCCAAAATCAAAGTCATCAATGAGAACGTTGCTTATTATTACAGTGTTACCTTTGACGGGATTGACGCAGCAACGACTATCGAAATGGTTACGGTCAAATGCCCTGTTCAGGACGTAGTGGATATTTGGGACGGTGTGCCCCGTCAGATGTTTTCTTTCTTGAAATATGTCACATCTTATTCCGACCTGACCACCAACGTCTATTCCTTGGATTACTACGCCGGTGAAACCGACACATACGCGGACATATCAGCCTTAACATCTGCTCAATATGTGTATCTTGGGTTCAATGAAAGAATCACAGGACTTAAAGTTTATCTTGCGGAAACCAACGTCAACACCAATGCAGCAATCATATATGTGCATTATTGGAACGGGAGCGCATGGACGAGCGTTGGTGCGGTAGTTGATGGAACATTTGTCGGCACTAAAACATTCAATCGGTCTGGAACGGTATCATGGAATGCGCCGGATGCTTCCCAGGAATTCACCACAACCATCGGCAATAGCTCCAAGTGGTATTATTACAGATTGAGCTTTTCGGCTACGTTATCCGCAACGGTCTATATCGACAACATATCCGGTATTCCTGTTCAACAGGAAATCAGGGCGTATCGTTATCCTGTTCTTTGGCAGAACAGATTATTCCTTTTAGGGGAGCAGAGCAACAACCGAAATTCCGCCATTGGCAGCAGCTACGGAACGAACTGCGTCTTTAACGGCACGGACAGCGGTTCGCTGATCTTTGGTTCTATGAGGGACGTTAATTGCGGAAGAACCCTGTTCACTCGTTATGGTGGATCACTTTACGAAAACCTTATCGTCTGCAAGAACAACGAAACCTATCTTGTCGATGGTGTTTCCTTTACGGGTGACGACAGCGGTTCGGGTGCTTTCGTGGTCTATCAGGTATCGGGGACAAGGGGTTGCATAGCTCCCCTGACGATGAAGCAATGTGATACCGGATATGAAGTAGCTCCGGGGATTACTAAGCACATTCTAGCGTGGCTATCCAATTCCGGCGTGGTCATGTTCGATTCCAACTCGATTATTGAAATATCGAATGACATAGGCGACAGATTCTTTGCTGACCGGACGTACAGCCTTAATCGGTCTTTATCTGACAAATCAGCGGGGTTCTACGATGCAACAAAGGGTGAGTATCATGCGCTGATTCCGGTAGGCTCTACCGCGACCTATCTCAACGAAGAATGGGTTTATGACGTTATTCGGAAGAAGTGGTTTCAAATCAAGCGAGGGGCGAAATACCTTTGGAGTGGGTTTGAAGTGGAAGACTCATACGGCAACCAATACATTTACGGCGGGACGGGTGACGGGTTCATCGAAAGACTTGAATACGGCACGACCTTTGACGGGGTGGGCATAACTTCTAAATTCCGGTTCCCCGACTCCCTGCTGGATAGTTCATGGGATAGGCGCAAAAAGATACGGCAGATACGCCTTGTAGGAGTGTGCAAGACAACGACCGCCCAAACCATAGCAGTGAATCATTATGCGGACGGTTCCACAACCCCATCGACACCGGCTATTGTAGCCATTGCCAACAATAAGACAGGCCGGAGATTTTATAAATTCGCCAGATCAGTATCACTGGACGGAACGACACACAGCTTGGAATTTTCAATCACCACAACTGACGAGATAGGCGGGTTTGATCCCTTATTTGTCGGCGGGGTTTATGAGAAACTTGGCTACGATGTGGAGGCAGAATGAGCTTACTAATTGACGCATATAACTCCATCAGGGACATGAGCGTTGCCAATAAGGGCAGTGGTTCGACTGCTCAACCAACTAATACGGGATTTGGCGGGGCGGTCAATGCAACGGGATATAATGAAACCTACGGGGAAGGTGACATCTACGGTGGAGGCGGGGAAACCAAAACAGCGTTAAGCAATGGTTCGGCGGCGAAAGCATTGTCCACCAGTCCACAATCGCAATCGTTTATCAGTGCTGTGTCACAGGCGTTACCTTCTAGCCCTGTCTCAAATCCCAATGGTTCTAGTTGGCTTCAGAACACAGCAGGGTATGTAGGATTAGGAACGAAAGTTGCCGGACTTGGCAAGAACATATTGAACATTGCTGGTCAGGGAAAAAGCCTAGCCGGTAAAGGTTTGGGAATGGCTGGTCAGGTTGGGAGTGCGTTATTGACCGCGTATAGTGCCTATAAGATAGCGAAAGGTGACGCAGCCAAGAGTGATTACGTCAACCTTGGATCACAGGTAGTCCCTTATGCTTCACAGGTTGCTGCTGAAATAGGAACGGAATTAGGCATAGGCGCACTAAAAGCAGGTGGATCGGCTATCTCCGGTGCTACCAGTGCGGTTGCTGCTCCTTTGGCAATTGTAGGGGCGGCGAACATCGCAAGGCAGTCATTGGGCAATCCAAGTGTTGAATGGGAAGATGAAAAGAAATCATATGCCAACAGGTTTTACGATGATCCGGCAATAGGGTTAGCCGCGAACACAGCAGAATCAATCTTAGGCTCAAGTAATGATATTACAAAGGGTGTCAACAAAGTAGGAACGCAGTTTGCTCATTACGCCGGAAACCCGATAGGGAAAGCCTTTAACTTAGATTTCAAAGGCGCTGCGCAAGAACTTGGCGATGCGCCGGAAACCTCGTTGCAATCCCTTGGGGTGGATAGGGAAACATCAGAAGTGGGGAATGTATTACTGAACGCTCCCGGTGCTGTTCTTTCTGATTCGTTTGATCCCACTAAAAATACAGGGGAGAAATTGGCAAGCGTGGCTACGGGAGGATTGAGCAGTCTCGTTTCAAATGCTTTCGGGTGGGGTGGTGGATTGACCGAAGGAGAAGTCCGCGATCAACAGGCTAGGGAATATGCTGATGCACTTCAAAGGTTTGCACAGTCCAATCCTAATTATGCTTTCAAATCAAGCGACGTTCCGTTTGATTTCAGTAATGCTTATGGAAAAACTTTTGGTGATACCGATGGTATTGACATGACCGGAGATATTGATTTCTTCAACACTCCATCACTTTATCCATCAATGGAAGATATGGCAAACACATATAAAGGTAAGACTGCTGAGGAAATTCAGGCTATGAGTACGTTATCAGATGCCGACATTAACAAAATGTTACGGGCTGGAACGTTCACGAAATACGTCAGCAATATGCAAACATTAAGACAGCAACAGGCATATAGACGAGCGCAAGATGAGGGCATGAACCCACTTACGATGATACGGACATAATGGTTATAGGAGGAAATAATGGCTAACGTACTTCAAGATTACTTTAAAAGGATGACCGCCCTCAATCGTCAGAGGGGCATGACGGGCAATATGCAATACGGAAAAGCCTTGGACTCATCTATTGCGGAAGGCTATTTTGACTCCTATGAAAAGAACAAAGCCGCAAGTGATTCAAGGGCGAATCAGAAGGCGCAATTAGCCGTTATGCAGCAGGGCGCAGATACGGCAGCGGCGGCGCAGAAATCCAATGCCGCTTATCAGGTTGGCAGCCTTGCCCATCAGTCAACGCAGAATGATGCTTATTCCAAAGCCCTGACTCAAAGCAATGCGCTTGGATGGGGTTCTTTGGCGACAACGGCAGCAGGGGTGGGAACCAAGCTGTATCTTGGGAGAGAGCCACAACCAACTCAGCAAAATCAGCCTGTTCCTGCAATACCCAAAGCCCTGACTGATGATTACACCACATACGACATCATGGACTTTAGCACAAATTACGGTTTGCCGGAGGGAACGCTTTTGTATGATAATTACACGCCGGACGTAAACATGGAATATAACCTTGAGCAACCGATACTTGATTGGTCATGGGATATAAGCAGCATAGCATAGGAGGATAAGATGCCTAGAGGTTTATACACAAGTCCCGCAATATTAGGGGATGGGTTTCAGCAGGGGTTAGCCATAGGCGGCGATTTGCAGAGAACCGCTTTGGATGCCCAAACACTGAGGGCGGCAAGCGAAGAAATACGGCAGAAGCAGAAACCTATTCCAGTGGAAAAATTCATGGAACAAGTG